CGTAGGTGAGGCAAACCCAAAAGCTACGCCGTCGGAAGCCTTAGCAGAATAGTTTGGGAGGTAGCTCTGGCGACAGGGCTACACCCAGATGTTTTTGAGACAGCCGAGGACATACTCACCGTTTTAGAGATTTTGGAAAGGCGCGCAAATGGCTAAAGACGCAATTGCTTATGACAAGGCTGAGCTGCGCGCAATTCTCAAATCTTTTAAGGCAATGGACGACGAAGCAATTGCGCAGACAAAAAAGGTAAGCTCAGCGTTGGCAGATTATGTTAAAGGCAAAATTGTTGACGCAGCAGGTCGGACAAATAACCGTCTAGACAATCGCGTTGCAGCTGGTGCAAAGGTTTCCAAGTCATCAAAGGTGGGTGAAATTAGTTTTGGTTTTGCCAGCCAAAGACTTAGCGGAGGTGGCACAACCCAGCAACTATGGGGCGGTGCTGAGTTTGGTTCAAATACCAAAAAGCAATTTCCTGTCTGGTCAGGTCGAGAAGGTCGAGGCTCACGCGGTTGGTTTATTTATCCAACTTTGCGGTCTGTTCAGCCTTACATTGTCAACCAGTGGGAACAGGCATTTACAAAAATTGTGAAGGAGTATGACTAATGGCTGGCAGTCGTACCCTTAAATTATCCATACTTGGAGATGTCAGCAACCTTAACAAATCATTAAAAACCGCAGGTGGTGACGTTGACAGTTTTGGCACAAAGATTGGCAAGGCTGGTGCAAAGATCGGCAAAGCTTTTGCCGCAGCTGCCGCCGCTGCTGGTGCTGCCGCCATTGCAATTGGTATTGAGGGCGTCAAGGCTGCAATAGCCGACGAAAAGGCACAAACACAATTAGCACTGGCATTGGAAAATGCGACAGGTGCAACGCAAGCACAAATCAAGGCAACCGAGCAATCAATTTTGCAAATGTCATTGGCAACAGGTGTGGCAGATGATGACCTGCGCCCAGCACTTTCACGTTTAGTTAGATCAACAGGTGACACAGAAAAGGCACAGCAATTACTGGCGCAAGCCTTAGACATTAGTACGGCGACGGGAAAACCGCTCGAAGCGGTGGCAAATGCGTTAGGTCGTGCATACGACGGAAACACAACATCACTTGGCAGACTAGGCATTGGCTTATCTGCCGCCGAATTAAAAACTATGAGTTTTGAGCAGGTACAAAGCAGGCTGAGCGATCTATTTGGTGGCGCGGCAGCTGCAAACGCAAACACTTACGCTGGACAGATCGCACGTGTGCAGGTGGCATTTGATGAAGCAAAAGAAACCGTCGGTACTGCCTTGTTGCCTATTCTTGGCAAATTACTTGATTTCATTAACCAAGCCGCATTGCCAGCAATCAACGCATTTAGCAACGCCTTCAGCCTGACAAAAGGCGACGGGTTTGGCAAGGTAATCAGTGACGTTGCAAAGGTAATCAAAGACATTGCAACACCAATATTTCAGGCAATGCAAACTCAGTTTGGCAAAATCAAAGATGTTATTGCCGAAAACAAAGAAAACCTGCAATCATTTTTTGACGTTGTCAAGTATGTTGCACCGATCATTGGCAAGGTACTAGGGGCAGCCGTTAGCGTTATTGGCGACGTTGCTACCGTTGTTTTGACAATCATTGGCAAAGTAATGGGTGCGATCAAACCATTGTTAAACACTGCCATTGACGGCATCAATTTAATCATCAAAGGTTACAACGCAATACAATTTGGTAAAGATGTTCCCTCAATTCCAAAAATAGGCGCTACCTCAGCAAGCTCATCAGGGTCGGCAGGTTTTAGTGGAACAATGCCTGGTGGACAAAGTTTTAGCACATCAAGCGGTTTAACAGCTGCGTCAAGTGGCGGCGTGGCAAGTGCTGCAAAGGTTGCTGCCTCAACCAGTGTGGCTGCATCAAAGGTGGTTACATCAAATTCTGCTGGAACACGATCTACGGGAACGGCATCAACGGGCACAACAATCAATCTTAACGTCAGCGGCGCGATCGACAAAGAGGGCACAGCACGCACAATCGTTGAAACATTAAACAACTCGTTTTATCGCGGTACAGGCGGCGCAACAGCCTTTGCAACAGCATGACGCAGTGGACACCAGTTTGGCTGGTAGAGATCGACGGTGTTGCTTACACAGACGCAATATTGGCAAATCTGACGATTAGATCGGGTCGCACAAACATTTACGAACAGGCGCAGGCTGGTTACGTCAATTTGCAGCTGCTGGACGTCAATCAAGCCACAATACCTGTCAGCATCAACAGCAGCATTTCAGTGCAGGTGCAGGACACATCAGCTGCATACGTGCCGATCTTTGGTGGCACAGTCGTTGACATTGCCGTTGAGGTGCGCGACGTAGGCAGCACAATGTTCACCCAGACTTACAGCATCACAGCACTTGGCGCGTTGTCTCGTTTGCCAAAAGCGTTAACAAATGGTGTGCTATCTAAGGACTTTGACGGCGATCAGATTTACACGATTTTGTCTGAATTATTGCTTGACACTTGGGCAGAAGTGCCAGCGGCTGAAACGTGGGCAGACTATGACCCAACAACGACATGGGCGACAGCAGAAAACGTTGGACTTGGTGAGATCGATCGACCAGGTGATTATGAGTTAGCGGTGCGACATAGCCAGCGCACAGATGTTTACAGCCTTGTTTCAGCATTGGCAACTTCGGGTCTTGGCTACATTTACGAGGACGCGTTTGGTCGTATTTCATACGCTGATGCGACACACCGCAGCCAGTACGTGTCAAACAATGGCTATGTTGAACTTACAGCCAATCAAGCGCGTGCAGCTGGTTTGCGCGTTGAAACTAGAGCAGGCGACGTGCGAAACAATGTCACAATTAAATACGGCGCAACCAGCAGTGCAGAGCAAAACGCAAGCGACGCAGATTCAATTTTGAAATACGGAACGCTTTCCCAGATCATTACAACAACCTTGCATGACGCAGCTGATGCGACCCAGCAAGCAAATTTTTATTTGACACTAAGAAAAGACCCGCAAGCAAATTTCAGTGAAATTACCTTTGACTTGACAAATCCTGAACTGGACAACAGCGATCGAGACAAGCTTATTGGCGTATTTATGGGTGAGGCAGTGGCAATAAACGACCTACCCGCCAACATGGGGACAACCTTCCGAGGCTTTGTCGAAGGCTGGAGTTTTCAAGCTGGTTACAACACCCTTTCCATTTCATTGACAATTTCCCCATTGGCTTATTCATTGCAAGTCTTGCAATGGAACGAAGTATCTAATTCATTTAACTGGTCAGGCGTGTCGCCGACATTAGACTGGGAAAATGCCACAATTGTGGCGTAAAGGGGACAAACAATGACAAATCCAACATCAAACTACGCTTGGCAAATGCCAACGCCTACCGACTTGGTTACTGACCTTCCCGCAGATTTTGAAGTGTTTGGACAAGCCGTTGACAACTCTTTGTGGTCTAGCGGCTATGGTCAAGCGGGAAAGAACAAAATTATCAATGGTGATTTTAGAATCAATCAAAGAAATCTAACGACAACTAGCACAGATGGTGCCTATGGTTTTGATCGTTTTTATTGGTCAGGTATTGATGGCACTAATTCTTACTCTGCTCAAACCTTTACTCCTGGTGCTGCTCCCGTTGCTGGTTATGAAGCAATTAACTTTGCAAGAGTTGCGTCTAGTGGTCAAACACTCGTAAGTGCTCAAACAACTTTACGGCAGAAAATTGAAGATGTTAGAACTTTTGCAGGTCAGCCAGTGACCGTTTCGTTTTGGGCAAAGGCAGCAACTGGAACTCCATCTATTGCTGTCGAATTAACTCAGAATTTTGGAAGCGGTGGAAGTGCTGCTGTTACAGGCAATATTTCAACAAAGCAAGCAATCACAACATCTTGGGCAAGATATACTTGGACTGGCACACTTCCAAGTGTTTCAGGAAAAACCATCGGCACAAGCAGCTTTATCGATGCAACTATCTGGCTTTCAGCAGGAACCAACTTTAATGCTAGAACTGGTTCACTTGGCATCCAATCAAATACATTTGACATTTGGGGTGTGCAGGTCGAGTACGGCTCAAAGGCAACTCCATTTCAGACTGCAAGCGGTGGAAGCCCACAGGCTGAATTGGCTATGTGCCAGAGGTATTATTACAGAAATACAACCTTAGCAGCAGGTGCCGCATTTGCTTTGGGTAGTGCTAACGGAACGAGATACGTTATTGGAACAATCAATTTACCAGTTACAATGCGTATTGCTCCTTCATCAATAGATTTTAGTGCTTTACAAGCAAATGATGGAACGGCTGATACAGCGATTGCGGCTGTTGCTGCTTATGGAAATACTCCTAATACTGCAACCTATTATTTTGATTGTACCTCAGGACTTACTCAATTCCGTTTTTATAGAGTTGCAGCATCATCAGTATCAGGCTACATCGGACTAAGTGCGGAGTTATAAAATGGATAAAGTTTCTTTTATTAAAGTCGAAGGCGTAGAACACGCCATAATTGACCGAGGCAACAGCGAGTTTACATCAATGACAAAGGCAGAATACGACCGCCAGCAAGCGGAACAATCCACACCGATTGTGATGGCTAATGAGTAATTACCCAGACGGCACAAATGCCCGACTGATCGAGGTCGCAGCAGCTGAGGTAGGCACAATTGAGGAAGGCGACAACCTCACCAAGTACGGCAAATTTATGAAAGCAGACGGTTTGCCGTGGTGTGGCAGTTTTGTTAATTGGTGCGCAGCGGAAACTGGCGTCAAGATACCTAACGTGGTCAGCACAGCAGCAGGTGCACATAAATTTAAAGAAATGCAGCGCTGGTCAACTATGCCTCAGCTTGGCTATTTGGCTTTCATGGACTTTCCACATGACGGCGTTGACCGCATTTCACACATTGGAATTGTTGTCGGACTCATTGACACAAAAACATGTTTGACCATTGAAGGCAATACGTCTGGGACAGGCGATCAACGCAATGGTGGCATGGTCATGGTCAAGGTCAGATCGTACGGAGAAGGCAAAGAGATCGTCGGTTTTGGCATACCGAAATTTGTGCCATACAAAGGCGAATTTCCAAAGGTAGATGCACCAGCTGCAAAAGCAGCCGCAGTCAAAAAGGAGAGCAAAAAATGGAACAAGCAAAAGCCGTAGCAGCCTCATGGGCGCGATCATTTATGGCAGCAGCACTTGCCTTATACATGGCAGGTGTTACTGACCCAAAGACATTAGCAATGGCAGGCGTTGCAGCTGTTGCACCAGTCATTTTGCGCTGGTTAAATCCACAAGACAAAAGTTTTGGCAACTTGGGGAAGTAGCCAGAAACTCACGGCGGCAGGGTTGGTTTGGGCACTTGCACTAATCCTGACCGCTTGTGGGTATGACGGCTGGGTACGCTATGAGTGCCAAGAATACGCAAACTGGTCAAAACCAGAGTGCCAGAAACCGCAATGTCTCCCAACTGGAACATGCACTGACGACCTACTTGGCATTAAAACAGGATAAGCCAGCACGTCGCAAAACACCTGAGGAAATACACGCACAGCTTATTTTGATTATTGGCGCAACACTAGCTGCGGTGTTTTTGATAGTCACCGTGGGCATCACATACGCGCTGATCTTTGTCACACAGCCAATTGGCGCACAAGCACCCAATGATGCTGCATTTATTGACTTGCTTAAAACACTTGCGATCTTTCTTACAGGCTCGCTAGGCGGTGTGCTGGCTGGCAATGGACTCAAATCCAAGCCAAAGCCACAGGACACGCCGACAAACACGCAAGGTTCTTGACCGCGCGCCGATCATGCGTCACCCTGAGTTCAGGTGGTAACACTTACCG